ATATAAACATCAAGATATTTACACTCCATACAACATCAGTCATGTTGTCTCCAATCATCAGTTTTATCGTGTGAAAACCACTCGACAATATCATCGGCTCCATCAAACCCTGTCTTGTGGTTGTTTGGATTAGGGTCACCCAAATCCATCTGGTTCAAAAAATCATCGACGTCTCCCTCCTGCATATCTGGATTGAGGGCTTGTCTTCTAGCTTTTCTTAACATCTCACCAGCTGACCTGTTAGCCTTAGCTAATTTGTCAGCCCAAATCATTTCATTCAATTCAACTGGTTGATTAGTTGATATTCTTTGACAAATGAATTCGAGTCGTAGCCTATACTCTGTCGAAAGCATAAAAATTATTACTTTTGTATATTTATCCTACGTTCTAGGACTACTCATATGTGAATGTCTTACCTTTCACACGTGTCTGCATGTCACCCTTACCACCAGGCTTCATCTTACCTACCTTACCATCCCAACCCTTGAGGTCTTGTTTGCCTGCCTTGGTTGTGGGGTGTAGTTTAGCTGGAGACTTCTTATCCTTCTGAACCAGGACTGAGTCTTGGTTATACTTCTTACCTAGCTTCTTCATTGTCTTCTTGAATCTCTTCTTACCCATCTTACCAGAAGAAACTACACTGGTCTTCTCCTTGTTTGGTTTAGCTTGTCCTGCTTCCTTATACTGACCCTCTACCTTGGTAGGTCCAGGTAGTCCAGCACCACGAATGTCCTTGACTAGTTGCTTAGAGCGAGCGGAGTTCTCCTTCTTGGACTTGTCAGCTCTCTCAGCAGAGACATAACCTACTCCCCCTTTGTTTGCTTTACTAGCCACCCTATTAAGGGATGACTCCATAAACTTTTCGTATGTTTTCATTGTACTAGCAGTTCCATCTCTTCCGGGCCGCCTTACCACGCTCACCATTCCAACCACGGGAACGAGCACAGAAGGACTTTCTTCTATTGGCTGCCTTACTACCTGCCTTTAATTTAGAAGGTGGTGTGGTGACAGCAGTCTTGAGTTTTGAACCTGGGTTCTTACGACGATATTTAGCTACACCCTTTGCGGTCATACCTGCACCAGACTCAGTGCTTCTCTTGTCTCCAGACTTCTGGGACATACCCTTCATATCATCTTCCTTCACATACTCTTTAGGGGCTTTCTTATCTTTCTGGTGAAGCTTCATAAGCTTCTTATCAGTCTTAAGTGCTTGGGAGATGGGGTCATTTGCCTCTACATTTAGGGTCTCAGGATAGTCCTTGTCTCCCTTCTTAGCTGGCTTCTCTCCTCTCTTACGCTTGGCGTGGATGTTGTCCCATAGACCTCTCTTGCCCTCACCAAACTGAACTAGCTTCTCCTCACCTGTGTCGTGGTCTGATACCACAACCTCATAGTGACCTTCTTCTGTTAGTTCAGGTGTGGAGATAGGCTCACCTACCTCTTCCATAATGAGTTCATAGGTCTCAGTGTCCTCATCATTCAACTGAACCCACTCCTCAAAGGGAACAAAGACATAGTTCTCAGTGAGGGGTGGAATGAGAACCATAAAGTCACCCTCATCCTCAGAGGGGTAGTATGCCATCAGTCTGGAACCAGGGTAGAAACCATCTGCTGCATTCTGCATCTCATCTCTGGATGGTAGTCTGCTCTCAGGCCAGAAGAACTTACTGCGTGTCTGATTACCCTTCCAAATCATAGACACATCATAGACATGTCCCTGTCTGTGTAGTTGTGCCTCATTAATAGGGAACCAACCACACTCCTCTGTTACTTCCTGTTGCTTAATCCAGTCGTCAGGAATAAGACCATTGTGTGTAGCCTTGAATTCTTTGTGTAGTTCCTTGGGTGTGATGTCATACTCAGTAGCAATAGCCCTCATCACCTTATCAATAGACTGCCAGGATGTATCTTCTAGTTGTAGTAGTTTCTCCTCCAGTTCTGAGATATAGTCAGCCTCAATAAGATACTCTTGCTCTGGTTCCTGTAGTGGCTCTAGTTCTTCTTCCTCTACAAGACCAAACTTCTTATGGATGTGTGCCTCATACTCTTCCATAGACATAGAAGTAGAGAGTGCATAGTAGTTACTGGGTCCTGGTGTTCCAGTGTTACCACCATTAGGTCCAGCAGGAGGTGCCACCTTACCAGCGTCACCACCATTTCTCATACCAGCCAGTGACCTAGCAATAGCTGCTACGTTTTTAGTGACGTTAGGTGTTGGTGGAGGAGCGTCAGCAGTATAACACTTACAATCCTTCTCGTCAATCTTGACCTTATTCTTATATACATCCAGAGCCAGGTCAGCTAACTCAGTGCCTTGATATCTCTCATACTTCTCAACCTGGGGCTTCTCCCTCTTGGTCTTCACATCAATATTCATCTCACTGATGGAAGACTTAAGGTTACTGATGCCCTTATCCAAGGCACCATCCCTCATCTCCTCAGTCACAGGTTCTTCCCTCAAACCCCTTAGGAGTTTGGCTTTAAGGTATTCGCTCATCTTAGATGGACTATTCTATAAGAGTATTTAGTGTTAGATCTGCGTGTCCCTACGCTTAATGTTGTCTCCAGTTTCTCCCTGACTGAAGCCTACCTCATTGCCTCTCTTGAATGGGTTCTTAAGTGGATTACTCAACCCAATACCTTTCTTCTTCTTCTCCTTCTTCTTCTTCTTAAGGTCACCTCCAGTAGGCTCAGTAAGTGTCCTTGGCTTTTCAATTCTCGTGTCTGGGGTAGACATATAACCTTTATTTGGTTTAGATTTCCTCTTAAACCCAGTTGTATCTGTATTTTTATTTGTAGCCTTTGTCCTTACAATTGATGAACCCTTATCAGCTGGTCTTGTAGCAAGACTAGACTTGGGTCTAGTAGCAAGGGCACCTCCCTTATCTCCAGGCAGGGCCTTGGGTTTATCCACTACACTATAGCTACCACCCTTACTACCAGGAAGTCTCCTTACCTTATCCACTGCCCTATTAGTGGCAGCAGACCTTTTCTCTGGTGACAACTTATCAGCCTTCATCTTGGCATCCGCTGCAGCTCCCTTACCCTTAGCTGCTAGTTGCGCCAACCTGGCTGCAGATACTGCCTCTTGGAATTGATCTAGAGTTTTCATATCCTTTTTGACTATTTATCTCCCTGCTCTTTGAGCATCTTGAGGAGCTCAGCAGTGGAGCCACTCATAAAGACGTTGTTAGTAGTAGAGTTATGTTGCTGAACCTTGACCTCTTCAATCTCTAGGTCCTTCATTTTCTTGTGCAAGTCATTGATCTTATCAACAACATCAGCAGCGTTTTTTGCACCATTGAATACAACTTCAAAAGCTCTGGGGTGTTCTGACTCCTGAGCCACATCCATAGCTGTATTCAAACTCTCCTGCATCTTCTCCACAATATCATAGAGTTGTGCTCTTGCATATTGATAGTCCTTCTCACGATCCTCTTCTTTGTCAGAGATCACAAGGGGTTTCCTGGATGGTTTCTTCTTGATAATCTCTAAACTATCCTCCTGTTCAGGAGTGACATCAAATGTTTTATCTAGATCGTCGAAGTTCTTAGACATTATTCTAGCCCGAAGTAATCTTGGTCTGTGCCAAACACATCCTCAAAGGTTTCAACAACCTTGTAAGTTCCCTTACTTGGGTCAATCTCATCACGTGGAACAGGAGGCTTCTCTGTGCTGGCAACCTCTGCTGAGTACCTGAGTTCTGCTGGTCTCCTTACGATGTCCGAACGATAGTCCAAAGTAACCTTACGGATATCACGGGCAACATTAACAGGACCGAACAGATACGTCTTAACAGTGAAGTTGAGTGTCCAGATGAGTGTTCTTCTCTGTGTATAATCACCCTCATAATCATCAGTATAACCAACTGAATTAAGAACAATGGCGATGTCCCTTTCTTCGTGTGTTTCATCGATAACAACAATGGATACATTCAAAGAAGGATGGAAGTTAGGCAGAATCTGTTCTAGAATCTGTAATCCATCGTCCTGGTTCTTGGAGATGATGGACATCTCCACTTCCAGGTTGTAAGGTACAG